CCGGGAACGTCCCGCCGACGCTGACCACCCACGTTTTCCACACCGTCATCTCGACGGAGAAGAGGGTGTTGTCCCGCTTGATCTGGAGGAAGGCTGGCCCGAACCCCTGGGCCGTGGTCGGGATCGTGTAGACCTTCTCGTCTACGCTCACGTTGTCGAAGAGCGTCCAACCGAGAGTCGTCCCCGCCACGGTTTGCAGGTCAGCGAACAGTTGGTCGTAGTTATTAGTGGCCGTTATTCTCAGCGACATTATCCCCCTCCGCTAAGTCGTGTTCCCCTGCTCCTTGATCTGGTAAACCACGTTCAGAGCGGCTGCACCGCCCACAAGCGTCAACTCGGCCCAGCACCCTTGCGCGGCACCAGCCGTGTGGTTCTGCGAGTTGGCCACGTTCTTTGTGGCCGAGGTAAACGTATGGCCGCTCGGCGCCACCTGCCTGTTGTTACCACCGCCATTTGTGTCCGTCCCGTCAAGGGAAGTCTCCAGGGAAAAGGCGATGGTAGCCGGATCGGAAACCTCTGCAATGACCGCTGACGTTAAGGCCAGGGTCCCGTGGGTGTTCTTGAAAAACCCCTTGTCGTAATACGTCTTGGTCGCACCTGCGGGCGGGTTTGCCGAGGCATCAAAGAAGAACCGCCGGACTTCGAAGATCTCAGACGGGGATTTGTCAAACAGCATGCCTCGGGCCACGCGGAAGACCGACGTTGCATCCGGATTCACGGTCCATGCACGGGATACAGTCGCCACCTTGGTCGAGCCCACATACTTGATGATGGACAGAATCTGGTTGGCGCCGGTGCCGGACGTGAGTCGGATAACCATGCTGGTATAGAAGTCGTCAACCGCCGAGGCGCCCGCATCCAGGGTGATCGTATTCGCAGCACCTGCCTGGGCCGTGCCGGTCCGTTCGGCGGTGGACGTCATGATTGCAGCATCACCTGCCGTGGTTGCGTTCTTGATAGCTTTCAGCAACCGCTCCATCGTGGCGACGTAGGCGACGGGAGTCAGGCCGCTGAGGGTTTTCACTTCGGTGGACAGAACGCCCGCCGTGGTTCGGTAGCTAATGGTGATCGTTTGTGTGATATCCGCAGCCTGCGAAGATACGATCTCCACAAGGCTCGGCGTGGACAGATCGGCGAACCCCATCTTCTTGGTCAGCGCAATGGCGCCGCCGATGTCGGTGGGCGTGTCGGTGTCCGGCATCGACGCCGAACCGTACAGGATGATATCACTCTGGATAACAGGCATGCTCGTCACCTCCCCGGTTTTATGTTTCGACGAACCGAAGTTGAGCTAATCGCGGGTTCCCCACCTCCGGCGTGCCGCCGGGGATAACCCAATTCACCCAGTAGATAAACGTCTGACCGATCGCAAAGCTGGCCGCAATAAAGATGTCAGCCGTTGCAAGGGCCGGAGGCGTGCCGTAGTTTGGACTGGCACCGCCTGTGGTGTTGTCAGCCGGTAATGCCCCGGCACCCACCGCCCCTCCATCGTCCGAATAGGTAATTGTCGCGCCTGAGCCTATTGTGGCCCGAAGCGCTGGCGTTGTGTACGTACCCGGCACGTCTGTCCGGTAAATCTTATACCCGGTGGCGCCGGTAACAGCTATCCAGCTCAGGTTTACCTTTTTCGTCACAACATCGACGTTGACCGTAACCTCTATCGAGCCAACCGTTTCACCCGTTGCGTTCGTGGCCGTGATCCGGTAGCCTCGCACGCCCGTGGACGCCCACACGCCACCCGCGCCCGCGCCCGTGAGGGCCGCCGCAAACGTGTGGGGTGGGATGATGGTCACAATGTCGGCACCCGTTCGAAGCATACCGCTGCCGTCTCCGGTGCCGACCGCTTCGATCTTCATGACCAGGTTGATAAGTGCCCGGTCGCCGTTGTTCTGTACGGAAAACTTCTCAGCCGTTTGCACGGCCCCGGCGATTGCATCCGCCCAGTTCTTCTCGGTGATTACAACGCCGCCCGTCTTGTCAAAGTGCTGGATGCTGGCTGCCATGTTATGACCCCGTATAGGCTACGCCGAAGAGGTCGGTGATGTTTAACACTTGAAGCTCCATCGAGTACGTGTATAAACATCCTGTCCCGTCCGGGTCGTCCGGTAGGAAGGTCGGGACGGGCACAAAGCTCTTGATGAACACCGTAAACGAGTTCCCCAGCCAGTCCGTAAAGCTGTACGTTGCACCTTTCGTGCGGAACTTTGTATGAAACGATGATACTACGGATTGCGACAGGAAACCGCTTGCACCGGACCCTAGCCGTACCGTGTTGTCCTTTTTGAACGTGCCAAAATCCTGGACGGTGACCGCACCCTGGAGCCCTTTGTGTACGGAGTGACGCTTCTCCCATTGGACCGGATCATAGTCCTGCGGGTCGGTCGTAAACTGGACGCCGTCTAGAAAAACCTGGCCGATTGCAGCAAAGGTCATTTCCTATCCTCTAAAGCGCTGGGCCGCCTCTCGCAAGTTCCCTTTCCAACGCATCTGCCAGCAAGCGCTCGATGTTCGCGCTCGCACCGCCGAACACAAACGGGACGCCACGTTTTTCGATGTTGGCCAAAAACTGCTCGTAAGCTGTTTGGACCCTAACTAGCCCACCCTCGATGATGACGGCCTGTGCATCAACGAGCCGCTTGACCTCTTCCTCAGTACCGAACAGTTTCGTTGTCACCTTCTCGGTTTCGGGTAATTGCAAGTTCCGACCAGCTACCGCATCAAATACCCTTGGGCCAAACTGTAATTGCTCGAAGAACTCGCGGATACCCTGAGAAGCGTCAATGGTATCAAGACCTGCGTCACGTAGCTGACCCATTAGAGCTATTTGCTCACGTACTTCTTCGGGTGAACCAAAAAAGTTGGTACGCCCGGCACGAGCGACAATCTCACGGGTCTTGCTCAAAATGTCGCCCTGGTCGATAAGCTCTTTGCCTTCCTCCTGCAACTCGCCAATGGCCTTTTCAACCAAGCCCCGACCGACACCCTTCCGCGCTTCCTCGAGTTGCCGCTTTATTTGTGCCGCCCTCTGCTCGGCAGCGTTAATTTGATCGATGCCGCTTTTCTTGTCCTGGATTATTGCGATATTACGAGCCAGCTCGTCCTGGAGGGTTTTCTGACCCAGGGTACGCTGAAGCTGGAAGATCCTTTCCTCCTCGGCAATCCTGGTTTGGTTCAGCTTTTGCCGTTGCTCCGCTTCAACTAGAGTCAAGCGGGTAATTTCAGAAGCATTCTTTTGAAGAGCCGCCGTAGCCTTTTGGATCTTTTCTGGATCTCCGCCCGCTTGAGCTTCGGAAACTGCGAGAGCAAGGTTTGCCCGCTGTGCCTTCGCAAGAGTAACGTTCGTCGCGGCCCGCTTCGCGTTAAACTGTGCCTGGGCCAAGGCAGCCCCTCGAATGCCTTCGGTAAGGTCTAATTGAAGCTGAGTTTCCTTGGCGAGAGGTGGGATAGCGGCAATAGTTTCGGATGTCAGCTTCTTTTGCGCCTCGATATTTTCCTGCGTGGCCGCAGTAATGAATTTTCGCGTATCCACATCGATCTTTGCTTTCTCTTTGGAAACCACCCGGAACTTTTCTTTGTCCTCTTCGAGTATTTCGTTTGTACGGGCTACAAGGTCCTCTGCACCTTCGGTGACAGCCTTGTCAAACGCTAGGCCGCGCCGCGTTGCTTCATCGAGTTTCTCCGCCTGGATCTCGACGAAAAACTTGTATGCCGTAAGCGCATCCTTGAGGAAGGTGGAAATTCCCTTCGCTATTGGAAGGATTGCAGTCCCAATGTCCAGGCTGACGGCCTTGATATCTTTTCCGACCGCTTCCCAAGTGGCGACTAAAGAGTCACCACTTTCTTTTGCAATTTGGGCAACCTTTCCGTGTTCTGACGCCAGATTTGCCAGCCGAACTTCCAAACCGTCTACATCATCCCCTAAGATTGCAAGGATGGCTGAATACTCAGTTTGGGTCACGCCAGAGGCTATTACTGCCTCGCGCTGCTCTATGAATTTGTCCCTGATTTTTCTAAGCCCCCCGGCCAAGCCACCTTCCCCAATAGCAGCAGGCAGGTCAACGCCAAACTTGTCCTTAAACTCATCCGCCCGATTGTCAAGGGTCTCCATAATTTGCGAGAACGCCTGCATTGCAAGCCGGGGATTATTGAACTTTCCAGCCACCAAGGCAAGGGAAGTCGCCATTTCGTCGAATGAGATCTTGTTACGGTCGGCAGCGGGAGCAAGACGTCCTAGCAAAAAGGTTATTTGCGGGAAAGCTTCAGGACCGCCAAGTTTTTGGACGGCGTTGAATAAAACATCGGAGGCATGCCTAGCATCTTCAGCTTTAAGATCGTAGGCGTCCAGTACCTCAACTAAGTCCCTGCCCGCATTGACCAGGTTTGTTCCTAATGCAATTCCTAGCTCACCAGAAGCTTCGGCAAGGGCAATGGCACGTTCAGTCTCTCCCGGTTTGACGAGACCACGCCCGAAAGCCTGCTGCACGATTTGCATCGCTTCGCCGGTGTCGCCTAGCTTTGCGTTAAAGAAGATGAGGCTTTTGCGAAGTTCATCGGATTGCTGTGTGGTTAGGTTAAACCCTATGCGAAGGTTGACAAACCGTCTCTCGAACGCATCGGCTCGAAGTGCCGCGTCGACAAGAGCAGCTCCCAAAGCAAGGACACCAGTCGCGGCAAAGAACCCCGGTGATTTGAGAAGGGCGTCAGCACGTCCGAGTTTTAAGCCAAGCTCTTCAACGGCACCACCGGAAAGCTGCGAACCCCGTGCGATGCCTGACTGCAAAGCATCACCGACAGTTTTGGCACCCTGCGAAATGTCCTTTTTGGCTTTGTCAAAATCTGCACGGAGGCCAAGGGTGTCCAGGAACAGCCTGATTTTTGCAACGGCAAGATCAAGTGAAAAGGCCATAGGGGTTCCCCTATTCGTCGTCGCCGGGCGTATAATCCCCCCGCAGGAAGGCGTTTATCTTCTCATACGGGATGGACTTGAGATCGATGTTTCTTTGAAGCCCGGCTTCCTCCAGCCACGCCTTCCGCAAACGCTCGCGGGCATCTTTTTCAAGGTGCGGAAAAGCTATAACCGGAGCAAGGTCAAGCTTCTCGCGGGCCTCGAGCTTGTATACCAGCCCAGCAAAACGCTGGAAAGTCCGGTATTGCATTTTCCGGATCACTTCCCAGTCCCAGCCGTAAAACCGGGCAACGAGCGCGATTAGGAACCCAATGGTAGAGCCTCGTTGCCCTCGAGAGGGCGCTTTTCGTCAGCCTTCTCGGTTATCCCGAACACCGTTCCAATTACCAGGTTCATCTGCCGCCCGGACATCTTCCGGCGCACTTCCTCGGGCATAGTCGGCAACAGGGTCTGAACCGCCCGGCTCAGATGTTCGAGTTGTTCGGTAAAGCCAACTTCCCGCACGACGCGGTCCAGGGTCATGATGTCTATGACCTCCTGGAGGCTCATGTCGTACACGTTTTTCAGGGGGTAGCTTACTCCAAGGAAGGTCACTTTACGCCCGGCCTGCAACTGTTCTGAGGCAAAGGCGTCAAGGTCGAGCTGTATCTCGTCTTTCTTTTCGGCGGCCACAAATCCCTCCCTTCGTTAAACGGCACGGGGGAGAGGGGGACCAGCCCCCTCTCCCCGACCAAGTCCGGCATTTTTACCGACCGGGTAAAACGCGCCTCTACTACGAGGCAGCAGAGTCGCCCACGAACGCCCAGCGGTTGTTATTGTTTCCGTCTGGCCAAGCTTCGAACGTTGCAGCGATGACCCGCTGCTCGGTCGGGCTGAACGGGATAATCACCTCGGCCTCAACCGGCGCCACGAACGGGATGACGAAGATGTCACTCGTCAGCGTACTCTCGATGCCGCCGATCACCTTCTTGATGATCATCTTTCGTGCGTTGGTCCGCATGTTCAGGCCGGTCCGAATCCGAAACTCAACCTTGTCGCCGCCCGTCGTAAACCGCAGCGCATTCGGAAATGCCCGCGCAAAGTTCGCGAGGGTGATCTCCTTGAACGGCAGCGTCACCTTGAACGTCCCACCGCTAATGACCTTGCTGAGCGGGGTCGTTCCTGCCTGGGCGCCGGTCAGAGGGATGGCCTCAGCCGACACGGCGATCTGCATGTCATCTCCCATGTAGCCAAGATGCTCCATGGTCGCATCGCCCGTCCCAGGGGGGCTCAACGAGTCCGAGAGCACGCTGGAGAGGTACACGTTCGCTGGACCCAATTCCAGCTTCGTTGAGTCCAGAACCCCGGTAAACGTATCAGCCATGGCCGTCTCCTCCTTCTTGTGGGTTTCCGATTGCCTACGTTATATCATACGCCGAATAACTGAATTCGAGCGTTCTGTTCACGATATCGCCTTCCTCGAACGGCGCCTCCCTTTCCGCTGAGAACTTGAAGATGTTAATTTTCCAACCGGTCGCCGTGAGCGGTTGGTTATCGAGAAGCCCCTTTATGATGGCCGCAATGCTCTCCGCCTGCTCGAAACTGTTGGCAAAGATGTCAATCGTAAACGTCCGGACGTGCAGCGGCACGGTAACATCGGGCCGCGTGCCCGTGTCGTTCAGCACGACCGACGGAAACACCGCCGCCTGCCGAACCTGACCGTAAAAGATCCGGTCGCCTGCACCCAAGGCAGCCGTTAGTGGAGCGCTGCCGGTCAAGACCGCCCGGACCGACTTTCGGATGTTGGAAACATCAGCGGTCACTTGTTACTCTCCCGAAATTGCACCAGCCTCACCCTTCGGCCCCGCAGCGTTTTGCATCGTTGGCTTTGCACCGACGAAAAATTGCCGTATCTCGTTCGCCTTCTCTTGCATGGCTCGGACCCACATTGGACGCGGCCTCATTTTCAGCGTCCCTGCCTCGAGGTAGCCCGAGTAGATAAGAGGCGACCAAACCAAACCTTCGAACCCTTGAACTGTCCGGCGCACTCTGCTCTGGATGGTTGCGCGGAGCAAGCCGGTCCAAACAGCCGGTGGTTCAAACGGCGCCGATGAACGGTGCGTTCGGACCCGCCTTGTCAACGATATACCCCGCCCTCGCTTCCGGGTCCGGATGGCGCTAACACGGTAAACCCGCCCGGTGCGAGGCGAGGTAGTCGTCAGCAACTTGAGGTGGCGCTCAAGTAACAGAACCGACCTCGACATAGCCGGGGTCAATGCTGACTCGATCAAGATCATTGCCTCCCGACCGAGAAACTGCATGCTGGCATTTGACCCAAGGTTGATGTTTTCAGGCACGATCCGTCTCCATCACGATGCCGCCAGGAGGTAAGGCCGTTGTAGCGTCACCTCGAGGTGGTGGTTCCGGAACACCTTATCGACGAACATGACCTCGTAAACTATGCCTTGAGCGTCGATGACCTGATCTTTTTCCAGGATGTTCGTACCCGACAGGAAATACCCCCGGTAAGTCCCGTCTAAAAGCTCTCCCACTTGTCGTCGAGCCAGCGAACCGCCCCGTTCTTGGATCTCGCTCAACACGTTTGAGGCAATGAGCGTCAGCGTGAATGTTTGCTCGCCCATCAAAGTCGTTGTGGGCACGTACCGCTTAATTGTGACCCTTTGAGTGAGCAAATTCTGAAAGCCCACGTTTCACCGCCTCGATAGTGGTCCACCGTATGGTGCTTCGTATCTCATCGATATCATAACCCAGGTCCTTCAAGACTTCGATGAGAAAGTCCTGCGGGACGTGGGCGTCGGTCAAAAGGTGAAGCTTGCCCTTCGGCACCAAAATCTTGTGCCATGACATAAGCATCTTTGTAACGGTTCCGAGACTAACGCCTACGAAAACATCGTTCGCCCATATTTCCCGTACCGACTCGCAATGGAAAAGCTCGTCAAGCTTCTCCATCCGGTCCTTGACGAACATACCTTCGCGGTCGGGCCATGTAGGATCAAGCCTTCGGTCGATGTTTAGACAACCGTCCCGCCACGCGGTCCAGCACCCCAGGTTCAACTTGAGGCTCATACCCGTTTCGCCCAGAACTTGCCGATCCATTCATGCCCCGGCGTAGGCATTGCTTCGGTCGTGAAGCCGTGCCTCGCTAGGAAGCGGCCTAGCACTTCCAACGTGAAGGCCTCGTATCCGCCCACGCGGGCGCAGGCAGGTATCGTGCGCGGGTGAGTCTGCTGCGTGGTGACCTTGTCCATGTTCGGGCCGCCTATCTCGTGGAACTCCCCGATAATTGATCGGACCAGCGATAGGCTTTTCGATGTTAGAAGGATCGGCCACTCCGACCCTTCACAATCGAGCTTGACAAGATCAACGCGACCGGTCTTGACCGCTGCGGTTGCTACGGCAAGATCAAAGGGGACCGTTGCTACCGGCTTTCCGGCCTCACCGAACACGTGGCCTCCGCCGGTCCGTTCAACCACCTCCGATGGGACATACCGTAACCAGTCATCTTGCCGGTCGGAGCGCCATACTGCCGCCTCGCAGGTGCGGACGTGCGGAGCCAGGTTGCCGACGTTCTCGCGGAGCTGGACGTAATTGCCTGGTTCCGGCTCGTAGCAAACGATGTCTCGCGCCCCGCGTGCATACATGGCAATCGCAA